AAAGTTACCGATTTCTATAACAAAGCAAAATTAGAACTTTATCAATATCGTCTAAGTGAAGAAGGTCGTAATGCAACAACTTTAGATATTATTAACAAGATAGAAGAAGTTAAGAGTAAATATATTGAACAAGCAAGAAAATTAACAGGTGTAACTATTGAATCAGGTAAAGACGATGATAAAGAAAAAGAAAGAGAAAATGATTTAAGCGATATAGAAGGTGATGCTAATAGTGATTTGGAAGCTGGATTTTTTACAGAATCTACTAAAGAAGATATAGAAAGAGAAAAAGCATTAGATGCTGAAGAAGATAATAGTATTATTGAAGTAAAAAGAGGTGATTCATTAACATCTATAGCAACAGAAAATGGAATTACAGTTGCTGATCTTATAAAACTTAACAACATAAAGAATCCGAATTTAATAAGACCTGGTGATAAATTGATACTCAAAGATAATATTTCTACTGATACGACTATTGAAACAACAACACCTACCATTACCTCAAGCAGTAAACAACAGGCTATTGTTGAAGCAGCAAAAGAGTTAGGAGTTAAACCAGAAGATCTTGCATCTGTAATATCACAAGAAACAATGGGTACTTTTGATCATCAGATAACAGGTGGAGAAGGTGGCAACTACAAAGGATTAATTCAATTTGGTATTCCAGAACGTAAACAGTATGGATATAAAGATGATATGACCTTTGAAGAACAGATGAAAGGACCAGTTGTTAGATATTTAAAAGACAGAGGAGTTAAAAAAGGACATGGTGTAAAAGAGATATATGCAGCTATATTGACAGGTAATGTCTCTACTCTTCAGAGTGATGGCTTGAAAAGAAAAGATTCTTTTGGAACATCAGTTGAAAGTGCATTACCAGAATTAAATCAAGGAGGTTCTCATTACAAAAATGCCCTTGACTTTTTATCAGAACAAGGAAAGTTTAAACAAAATTCTAAATAACAATGACTGAAACACCTTCAAATAAAAAAAATCTTTTACAAAATCTTGATCAAACCATACAAGATACACAAGCTAGAACTGTAGATTTTTTTGATAATACATTTCTAGGTGATAAAAGGTCTTTAGAAGAAATTAAACAAAACAGACAAGAAATACGAGATAAAGGTATAGCAAAAAGAAAAAAAATAGATGAAAAATTAAAAAAAACTACTACTTCCAAAGTTATTAGGGGTACTTTAACTGGCCCATTAAAAGCTGTTAATGAAACTGTTGAATTTGTAGATGATATTTATGATTTCACTGTTGGCAATCCATACGATAATAATGAACTGATAGATCTACAGGCATTAGGTCTTGAGGTGAAAGGCGATAAAGAAGATTGGGCTTATACAGTACCACAGGCTATAACACAGTTTTTACTACCTGCTGGTGTTCTTAGTAAAACCTTAAAAGGTACAAAACTTGTAGGAATGGGTAATGCTTGGACTAGAAATGCTGTTGCAGGTTTTATTACTGATGCTGTTGTTCAAGATCCTTATGAAGAAAACTTGTTCAATATGATTGACAAGCACCCAAGACTTGCAACTCCAATAAGTGATCTTTTAAAAGCAAAAACACCAGAAGAAATAGGTGTAGCTGAAGCACGTTTCAGACAGGCAACAGGTGGATTATTAGCAGGTGAAGCTCTTACTGCTTTAGGTCTTGGTCTAAAAGCAATCAAAAAAACACCTGAGTTATATGAAAGAGTCATTAACAGATTATCAAGAAGAGATGAAATATTAATGACAGATAATGTTGTTGATAATCTTGGTGATGAAATAATTGATCTTAGTATTGATAAACAACCTACTAAGGTAACACCTAAAAATACAACACCAGTAAAGTTTGATTTACCTGATACAAGAGGACAAAACGAGTTTTATCATGGTGCTGCTAGTGAAATAAACCTTGTGGAAGGTGGTGAATTTGGTAAAGCTGTAGAAAATTTATATGGAGATGGTTTTTATGTAACAGAAGATTTAGTAACTGCTGCTAAATACCAAAAGAAAAACAGAGTAAAAGGTAAAAAACCTACTGGTATTGTTTATAAAGTCACTGAAAAACAACCTGTAAAGTTTTTTGATTTAGACGCACCTGCGACACCAGAAAGAATAGATCAACTCCGTAACATTTTTGATGTTGATGCTTATGACGAAGTTGATATTATTGATAGAGCTTTAGATAATGTTGGTTCAAATGCTAGTATCGCTCAAATTTATGATGAAATAAAATTAATTTCTAATGCTAATGATCTTAGTGCTAATACTACAGCAGACTTATTTTCTTCTTTTACTGAAGAATTACAAAGAGAAGGTTTTGGTGGTTTAACACATCAAGGAGGAAAGAAAGCAGGTAAAGGTAAAAGACTACATCAAGTAAGAATATATTTTGATCCAGCTAATTCCTTAGATATTAATAAAGTAGATCTTGACGCTTTAGCAGATCCAAAAGTACAAACTACATTTAATCCTAAATTTACAGGCGGTGGAGATCCTGATGTGCAAGAACTTATTTTAAAAAGAGCAGATGAATTAAAAAAATTAGACGCTAATAATGCTTGGCCTTACAAAAGAACTTTTGCTGATATGGTCAAAAATGCAAACGATCTATTACCAGCAGAAGTTATTGAATCTGCAAGATTATTTAACGCTAGATATGGCAGAGGGGGAGAAGAAGACTTACCTGCAACATTAATTGCAATGAATCAGTTGATGAATAAAAATGCTATCAACCTAGCTTCATTAGCAAAAACTATTGATGAAACTTTAGCCACAGGTAACAAAAGTGGATTTTCTGAAGAATTAAAAAAACAATTTATTAGAGAAGCAAAAGTACTAGATGGTCTTATTACTCTTAACAAACCACTCAAAACAGTACCTGCACAGACATTAGCTGCAAACAGAGCAGGTGGTGGAGTAGGCAAAGTTGCTGCTTCTGTAGAAGATCTAACAGGTCGAACACCAACTGAAAAAGCAATAGATCAAGCTACTGATATTAGAGGAACAGTTAAAGAACCTACAGATCCATTAGCTGAATTTTCAATGCAAGAAATATTAGATGCTGCTGAAAAAGGTGATAAGGCATCTTGGAAAAAACTAAGAATAATTACAAAAAAACTACAAGCTGCACAAGGTAATCCTCAAGCCTTGCAGAAGATGGCTAATGAAAGCAAACTAATGAGAGGACTAAAAGTTCAAAACGAAATATTTATAAACTCAATATTATCAGGACCAGAAACACACGCTGTCAACATTCTTTCTACTGGTTTAAATACTTTAGCTAGACCGTTAGAACAAACACTTGGTTCTTTTGCTCAAGGTGATATGACAGGTGCTATCAGAGGTGGTAAGGAACTTTATTATCTAATGTCATCTATTACTGATTCTTTAAAAGGTGCAAAACTATCTTTTCAGATTGAAGATAATATTGTTAACCCTGGTGCGATGATTCAAGATGCTGATCGCTTTCAAGTAAGAATGGAAGGTGATGGAAATTTAGCAAATATAGTTAATACTTTTGGTACAATTATTCGTTTACCTAGTCGTTTTTTACTTGCAGAAGATGAATTTTTTAAACAAGTAAACTTTAGAGCTTATGTAAAAGCTAGTGCTTGGGAAGATGGTATGAGAAAAGGTTTGCAAGGTGCTGATTTACAAGATCATATACAAAGACAGTTTGATGGCACTATTGAAATTGTTAATAAAAACAGCATGGCAAATGTTAAAGATAAGTCTGTTTTAGATCTATACGAAAAAGCACAGCAATATGCTGCTGAGACTACATTTACTGCTGATTTACCAGAAGGTAGTTTAGGTGGTGCAATACAAGGAGTGGCAAGACATCCAGCAGGTCGAATAGTTTTTCCATTTGTAAGAACACCAATAAATATATTTAAAACACAGGTAAGAAGAACTCCTGGTGTAAATATGTTGTTACAGGAATACAGACAAGCGTTAAAAAGCACTGATCCATCTGTAGTAGCAAAAGCAAAAGGTGAAATGATACTTGGTGGTTCTATTTGGGCTATTGCAGGTCTTACAGCCTATTCAATTAATGATCCTATGTCTGAGTTAGCAATAACAGGTGGTGGTCCTTCTGACTTCAATATGCTTAATCAGAAACGAGCTACAGGTTGGCAACCTTACAGTTTTAGATTTCTTTTAAGAGATGAGAATGGTAATGTACGCATGGGTAAAGATGGAAAGCCTAGATATAAATATGTAAGTTTTAAAAGATTAGATCCTTGGTCTTCTTTTCTTATGATGGCTGCCGATGCAGCAGCTATTACAGGTAGTCTTAGCAAACAGGATCGTGATGATTTTGGTGTTGCTGCTTCTGTTGCATTAGGTCGTAATATTACAAACAAAACTTATCTACAAGGTATTACTGAATTAGCTGATTTATTAGGTAAGCCTTATAAATTAGAAAGTTGGCTTGCCAGAAGAGCAGCAGCAACTATTAACCCTTTCAGTTCCTTTGGAAGATCAGTAAAAAGAAGTGGTCTTACAACTTCATATGGTCTATTACCAGGTGATCGAAGAATCCTAGATAAAAAAGTAAGAGCAGGTGATGATGGATTTGTAGTACTTAGAAAATTTCACAATGAATTGGCTGCAACAATACCTGGTTATACTGGTGGTCTAAGACCAATGAGAAACTTTATAACTGGTTCTGTTATTGAATATCCTGTTGGTTTTGGTCCTGATACTATGAATATTCTTAATCCTATAAAAGAAACAGATAGCATCAACAACAATGTTCTAACAACTCTTGATGATATTGGTGCAAGAATTACACAACCATCAGATGAATTAAATATTGGAAGACTTCCTAGTGGTCAAGCTATAGGAAGTGGGATAGAACTAACTTATGACGAACATCTTGATTTAATTGAAGAAACTGCTTTTGTAAAAATTAATGGTATAACTATGGTAAGAGCTTTGCATAACAGGATTCAACAAAAAGATTTTCAAGCATTAATGAAAAGTGTAAGAGGTGAATTAATAGAACAGAATAATATGGATATAGAAGTTAAAGCACAGGAAGCTAATAGAGATTTAGCCGAAGATATATTAAGAGATATTGTAAATAAATACAAAAAGGCTGGTAAAAAAGTTTGGTTAAGTAAAAATCCAGAACGTGAATTAGAATATAAACAGTTGCAATCTGCCATAAGGCAAGAAGCTAACAATGACATCCTTGAGGGGTTTAACCAACTTAATTAATCATGGCAACTAACACCGCAGCATCTTTTACAAACCACACAGGCAATGGCACTGCTGGTCCGTTTAGTATTTCTTTTTCCTATCTTTCAGAAGCAGAAGTAGATGTAACTGTAGGTGGTGTACTAAAAACCATAACAACTCACTACACATTTACCAGTGCAACCCAGATTACCTTTACCAGTGGTAATGAACCTGGTAATGGTGTTGCTATTAAGTTTCAAAGAGATACAGATATAAGTGCAAAGAAGGTAGATTTTCAAGACGGTAGTGTTTTAACAGAAACAGATTTAGATACCAACGCAGATCAAGTCTTATTTGCTCAACAAGAGATTACAGATAAGTTAGGTGGCATTGAAGAAGGAGCTACAGCAGATCAGACAGCAGCAGAGATCAGAACATTAGTAGAGAGTGCAACAGATAGCAATGTTTTTACTGACGCAGATCATACAAAGCTTAATGGTATAGAAACTGCTGCTACAGCAGATCAGACCGCAGCAGAAATAAGAACACTTGTTGAAAGTGCTAGTGATAGCAACGTATTCACTGATGCTGATCATAGTAAACTGAATGGAATTGAAGCAAGTGCAACTGCTGACCAAACTGCTGCTGAGATAAGAACGCTTGTAGAGTCAGCTTCGGATTCTAATGTATTTACTGATGCAGACCACAGCAAACTGAACGCTATCGAAGCAGGTGCTACAACAGATCAAACTGCTAGTGAGATAAGAGCATTAGTCGAATCGGCTTCTGACAGTAACGTATTTACAGATGCAGATCATAGTAAATTAAATGCAATAGAAGCAAATGCTGATGTAACAGATGCCACTAATGTAGATGCTGCTGGTGCTGTTATGAACAGCGATCTTGATACTAAAGGTGAAATACTTGTAGGTGATGGTTCTGGTGATCCTACAGCCCTTCCTGTTGGACAGAATGGATATATATTAACTGCTGACAGTTCAGAAGCTACAGGTATTAAATGGGCTGCTAATGCAGGTGGTGGCGGTGGTGGTGCTATCGGTAACGTGGTAGAAGATACTACCCCACAATTAGGTGGTAACTTAGATGTTCAAGCAAATGAGATTAATACAAGCACAACTAATGGCAATATAAAATTAAATCCAAACGGCACTGGTGTTGTTGAGATCAAAGGTGATGGTAGTAGTGCTGATGGAACATTACAACTTAACTGTTCACAAAATAGTCATGGTATAAAACTTAAATCACCTCCTCATAGTGCTAGTGCAAGTTATACTTTTACATTTCCTCAAAATATACAGAATGGTCAGTTCTTAACTACTGATGCAAACGGAAATACATCCTGGTCTGCAATAGATTTAACAGCTTTAAGTGCATCTAATTTAACTTCTGGAACTGTACCAGATGCTAGATTCCCTGCTACGTTACCAGCAGCTTCAGCAGCTAACTTAACAGCAATACCTGCTGCTAATATTACAGGTACTTTACCTGCGATAAGTGCAGCTAATTTAACTAATATCCCTGCTGCAAACATAACTGGTACATTACCTGCAATAGATGGATCTAACCTTACTGGTATCGGTGGTGGAACTGGTGGAGGCGGTGAGCAAATTTTCTTTGAATCTGAAAATGAAATGAATACAAGTTACACAATTTCATCAAATCATAACGCTTTAGTTGCAGGGCCATTAACTATTGCGTCTGGTGCTACACTAACAATAAATAGTCCTTCAGTTGTAACGATTCCATAATGGCTTTAGTTCTTGACGGCTCAAACGATACCATAACTGGATTGCAGATAAATTCAGCAAATATTGTAAATGGTTCTATTACTGCTGATGATCTAGCAACTGGTGTTGGTGGTAAAGCATTGCAAGTTGTTCAAAATTCATTTTCAACACAAACAAATTTTAATAGTACAAGTTATGTAGATACTGGTTTAACTGCAACAATTACACCAGCCGCAACTTCAAGTAAAGTTTTAATTGTTGGTTGGATTCCAGTAAATACAAGTATGTTTGCTTCACCTTACAATGTTTATGGCTGGGGTTTTAATATAGTTAGAGGTAGTACAGAAATTAAGGCTGGAAGTGCGCTGCAATATTATCAAGCTATTAATGTCGCTAATGTTAATTATACAGTATTTGCCCGACCTCATAGTTTTTCTTTTTTAGATAGTCCTAATACAACATCTTCAACTACATATAAGATTCAAACAAAAGAAAATGATATAAACTCAGGTCTTAATATATGCAGTAATAGTCAGACAGCAGAAATGATATTAATAGAGGTTGGTGCATAATGATTTACGACAAATATTATGCTTTAAAAAGTTTAAAACCTAACAAGCAATACGTTTGGAGGGGTACAGACTATTCTGGTTTGGAATGGCTTGAAAGTGATACACCTCCAACTGAATCTGAAATAGATGCAGAGTTGAAAAGACTTACAGATGCAGAACCTATGAGGCTTTTAAGAGTAGAAAGAAATAGTAGATTAACAGCTTGCGATTGGCGAGCAAGTTCTGATTTGACTTTATCAACAGCATGGAAAACATATCGTCAAAGTTTGCGTGATTTGCCTGCAACTGCATCGCCAAAGTTAGACGCAAATGGTAATTTGGATATGAGTTCTGTTACCTTTCCTACCGAACCTAGTTAACAATGACAGCAAAGATTAAATTAAACGCAGCATCAGGTGGTGGATCAGTAAGCCTAAAAGCACCCTCAACGACTACAAGTAACGCTGCTGTTGAATTACAACTACCTGTAGAAGATGGGAGTGCTGATACCTTTTTAAAAACAAATGGTTCAGGAACATTATCATTTGCAGCAGCAGGGGGAGGTAAAGTTCTTCAAGTCGTAAATGCTTTAACTTCAAGTGCAACAACTATTACTTCAAACTCTTTTACAGATACAGGTGTAACTGATTCAATTACAACAAGTGCTGCCAACTCAACAATATTAGTGCTAGGAAGTATGGCCTATGATACTGCTAGAGATAGTCATTTTTCTGGTGCTAGAATTAGATTAGTTAGAACTATAAGCGGTTCTGACTCTGCTTTTATGGAAAGCACTAGCGATAAAAACGTAGGTCAATATGATGGAGATAGTTCGGCTCATAACAGAATATATGGTCAATATCCTCTCAACTTCCACGATTCAGGTTTAAGCTCTATAGCTGCTGGAACTACAATAACTTATAAAGTGCAAGGCAGAGTTGAAAATACTGGTGGTAATGATGATTTAAGAATAAATAATGGTGCTAAATTTTCAACAATAATTCTTGTGGAGATAGGTGCATGATTATAGAAATAACTGATGCCATCAAGTCTTTAAAACCAAATGCAAGTTGGGTTTTAAGAGGAATGGAATACTCTGGACTTGAGTGGAAAGATGAAAGTCAAACAAAACCTACTGAATCCGAAGTAAATGCAGAAATTACAAGGTTGACTAATGCAGAACCAATGAGATTACTTAGAAGAGAAAGAAATAGAAGAATATCTGCTTGTGATTGGACACAATCAAGAGATTTGACTTTATCAAATGATGCAGATTGGAAAACTTATAGACAAGCACTCAGAGATTTACCAGCTAGTGCATCGCCTAAACTTGATTCAGATGGTAATTTAGATATGACATCTGTTACTTTTCCTACAGAACCTAGTTAATCATGTCAGAGATCAAGGTAAATTCGATAAAAGGAGTAGGAGCTAGTAATGCTGCGATTACTGTCAACAATACAGATGGAACGTGTACTGCCAATATTACTAATAACCTAAGTAATCGTAATTTAATAATTAACGGAGCTATGCAAGTGGCTCAACGTGGTACGTCATCTACAACTTCTGGTTATGCAACTCTTGATAGATGGACAATTCAATATTCAAGTGCAGGAGTAACTGTTACTCAATCTCAACAGGCTACATCATCAAGTGACGAACCATATCAGAATGGATTTCAAAATTTTGCGAGAACTGCATTATCTGGAGCAGGTACAACAAACACTAATGCTTACATTGAATTTCAACAAAGAATGGAAGCACAAAATATAGCCAATAGTGGGTGGAATTTTAAATCATCATCTAGTAATATTACAGTTAGTTTTTGGTTTCGAGCAAGCACTAATCAGACTTTTTATGGTTATTTAACTAGTTATGATGGTACAGCACAACGCTATACTTTTAGTTTTACTGCATCAGGTAATAATGCTTGGACAAAGATTACGAAAACAATTCCAGGCAATTCTAATTTAGATTTTGACAATAATAATGAGCCAGGTTTACATCTTGTTCTTGTTCCTTTTTATGGAACTAATTACACAAATAATAAGACTTTAGATGCTTGGGCTGCAAGTGATAATACTAATTTTATGCCAGATATGGCAAGCACTTGGTTAACTGCTGGAGCTTCAACTTTTGATATTACAGGAGTTCAGTTAGAAGTAGGCAGCGTGGCAACAGATTTTGAGCATAGGTCATTTAGTGATGAACTTATGAGGTGTTATCGCTATTACCAAGTCATTGCTAAAGGTTCAGATGGAACATCTGGTGCTCGTGCTCCTTTAGTATCTGGTTCTATGTGGGGTACTGGTGGTTTTTATGGAGTTTTAACTTTAAAAAATAAAATGAGAACAATTCCAAGCCTTGATGTTGTAAATGGTACTGACTATTGGCAAGTTTATAATAATACTACAGACACTTGTGATACGCTTGCTTATAATAATGCAAGCCCTGAGGCAATAAGTTTATACTTAAGTGGTAATCTTAATGGCACTGCATATGTTGGTGCGTGGTCAAGAACTAACAATGCTGCTGCTTTTGTGGCAGCTAAAGCGGAGCTTTAAATTATGGCATATCCAACAAACCCAATTTACAAACTTGTAAAAGATATAGATGGTGAAGTTTTTGCTGTTAAATGCGAGAATCCACCTTTTACTACAACCATTCCATTTGACGAAGCTAACACCGACTACCAAGAATACCTTGAATGGGTAGCAGAGGGAAACACACCCGAAGCTGCTGATTAATTAACCTTTTCTTGCATTTGTCTTGTCATTATCCCCATAGTGACGTAGAGAGGGGATAGGGCTACAATAAGCAGTAATACAAGCACACTTGAAAATGCTAGTGCTTTAATTACAGCGTATCTAATCATGTTTAATCGTATCTGCCAAGTAGCCTCATTATTGTCGCTTTTGCTCTCTGGGTCAATGGCTGGAGGTGGTTACTTTGCATACAGATACTTTTCTTCGCCACAGTTTAAAACAAAAGTTATGAACGAAGTTATGCAAGAGGTGCAAAAAATATTACCAGGCCAAATACAAAAAAAACTTCCTAAAGTAACAGGTAAATCACTACCTTTATAAGTGGAGATACAAGAAATAGGTATTCCAGAAATAGTAATACCTGATGTCTATATTCCACCAGTAGTCTTACCTTCCTTTGATGTTCTTAATGTAGAAACTGTAGGCTGTACATATTATCACCGAGACACTAGAAATACAGGTAATAGAAACCTTATAATAGATGACCCCAATGGAGTAACAAGTAACTGTCCTTATCCGTCATTCATACCAATAAATTTTCAACCAGATCAATTAATAATTACAGAACAAGCTGCACCTGTAGAGAAAGAACCTGATAAATTACCAGAAGGGAAACCACCCAAAGCAGAAATACCAAAAGATAAAAAAGAAGAACCTGTCATTCCTGATTGTCCTGGTAAAAATGATAGAAGGGTAGGAGAGTTTACATCAGAATTGCGAACAGAACGTGTGAAAGAGTATAAAAGAGGTGATGATGGGATAGAGTGCATCACAATTTATGAAGACGTTCCGTTTATCGACCAATACATACCTACACCTAGCACTATTGTCTCTACTGCTGTTATTGCTAGTGTGGCTGCGACTACACCTATTATTCTCAACCTTGTAAAACCTATTGTTAAAAATCTAATTAAGAAACTTACTTCTCGGAAGTCAAAGAATGAGAGTGAGGAATAACTTGATTTGGTGGAACTGTAACCTTTATACCTTCACAGATCTCTGCATATTTTCCAGTAAAGGTAACACCCAGTTTCGCTTGCTCCCCACATACTCGAAGTCTAAAGAGTGCGATTTCCAATGCCTGTTTCTGGTATAGCAATTCCTGATTTTTAATATTTACTTCTGTAGCTCTTAGACATAAATCAGGTGCTTTACCTAATGGAATACTGATCTGTGCAGAGATTCCATAATTTAAGTTATAGTTATCCTTCTCAAATCTAGGTGTTTCCTGTACATACTTAATAGCACCTGTATCTTCGTCATATATATTTTGTCTCGTCATTGTTTCAATAGGTCTATTAAAACTCCACGCATCAGTTACATATGGGGTAATAGTAAGGCTAGGAGAACTACAAACAATACCTTGTGACATACGGAACTGTGGTGTTGATTGTGGTGCAATCATGGTGGCATTGTTATTAACAGTTCCTTGTGCATTACTAGATGGACTTGCTACGGTTGTATTAGCTAAAACCTTTGAAGGACAAAGCATTAGAGCTACTGCCCAAAGGTACTTTCTACAGTTACGGTTGTAGTTGTATTTATTGTTCTGCTTATATTGGTGATTGTATCGAGTCCTGGAGCTATGATTGTTTCCTGTAGAGAAAATGGAGAACCTTCTGTTACTATCTGCCATCTAGGAACAGTCTCCAATGTAGGGCTAGTAAATGAAAAATTGACGTTATTGATGGTTTGAGTAGCGTCTTGTGATGGTGTTGGATTGATATAACCATTTGCATCATTACTTTTTATATTATTGCCACTGGCAGAATATGTATATCCAGTTCGATACTGATAGCTTGAAATTGTTTCATTAATAATACTCTGGGATGTAGAATTAGTAGTTTGACTACCTGTACGAAAGGTAGGCACAACAGGATTTGCAAGAGTTCTTGCAGGTATTAATATTATTATTAGCAAAAACCATTTAGTCAATGGTAATAGTAACAGTTGTTTGTCCAATACAGCTAGTACCACTACCACCTGCTGTACAAGTATGAACTCCACTGGATAAGCTGGTCATACCTAAACTGCCTGCTGTACCACCTGATCCCACTGTTGTCTGTCCTCCAAGATGAGGTAAAGCAGAGATACCTGATGATGGTGTTATAGCAGATGGTGTGGCATCACCTACTGTTAGTGATTCCGTTAAAGAAAAAGCAGAACCAGCACTTGTTATAGCCTTATCAGTCTGTATTAAAGCTGGAACTGAATCGGTCAACGATCCAACATTCAAGCCACCAATAGCTCCAGAGGTTGTAGAGCCTCCGCTAGTTACAGATGGAGTTATGTTATTACCTGATAATGAATAAGTCGTTCCAAGCTTATTTGTGACGCTATATGGCATATCTACAGTAATCTGTGCAGAGGTTGTGAACTTTTGAGTTATGTCTGCGTAAGAAGCAGAACTAAAAGCAAAAAGTAATAATGGAATTAGTTTTTTCATTTGATTCCTACGTTAGTGTCTTTGTTGTCAACTATATTAACTTTACCTTTTGACTTCTTATTGTCACCGTTGCCGCTTTTTTTGATATTTAAACCGTACTGGGCTGTTACAGCCGACAATAATCCAGCCGCAAAGGTAGTATCAATTTGCCTTGTAGGGTTTGGATTAAAATACGACCAAGAAATTACACCCAAACTCCAAAAAAGTATAATCATCTGAACCACGTTGGCAATCAGACTGTTACCTTCTTTTTCTTCTTGTTCTTCCATATTAAAAAAACTGCCTTAGTATATGAGAAGAAAGCAGATGACCATTGCTTTGTCAGGCAGCTATATGGCAAATTTAGCAAATATTGGTATGTTTGGAAAGTAACACAATAGTAATTATGCTCAAACTCTTAAAACCAATACTACTAAAGTTTTTTACCACAACTGCTGTAAAGCGACTTATCGTGGATTTGCTTCGTGCAATCTGCAAACAGACTACCAACACTCTTGATGACAGAGCCGTTGATATATTAGAGCAGCAGTTGTTCCCTAAGATGAACTGAGATGAACAGTCAAGAGTTTTTTAAAATACTTATTGGTGAACCACCTCTTGAAGTTGAATTGGAAATAGAAATGAAATGTAGAGAAGTGGAACAACTACCAGAAAGTATTATGAAAGCATATTCATTTGCTTTGGTAAAAGAAAACCGAATGCAAGATTATCTTATTATGGCAGCCATGCAACGTATTACTGACACAGAACTTAAGTTATTAAGAACTGAAATGGCTCTTCATCATTACAAAAATAACTTAAAACCAAAAAAGAAATACAAGAAAAAAACAAATTTACTCGACAGAATCAAGGCTATGTTGGGCATGCTCAGATGATCTATTATCTTCCCACAACACTTTGTAGTAATACATTTTAGTACCTACTGAATTTTTTCTTTCTATCATTTCAGTAATATTTCCATACTTTTTTTTATATGTATTAGCTATAGCAGAATAATTCTTTCTCGATACACGATCATTGATCTGAAATCTCTGTCCGATTAGCTTATTAGGCATAATTTTCTAAAACAAGGTATATTAGTTTCAAAACCAATTCTAATTATGGGAAAAGAAAAAAAGTTAGAATTATTAGAAAATCTTCAAACTGTTCTTATACAAGAACTATTAGGAAAGATAAAATGTGGTGAAGCAAAACCAGGAGATCTTAACGTAGCTAGACAATTATTAAAAGATAATGGCATAGAGTGCATACCAACAGAGAAAAATCCTATGGAAGATCTTATGTCAAACCTACCAGACCTTGATGTAATACCTGCACTTGAAAGATAATTGCAACCTTTACCAGAAAAATTACAAGATTTTAGATACTTTCTAATAATAACCTGGCGTCATCTTAACCTACCTGACCCCACACCAGTTCAATTAGACATAGCTGAGTATTTACAACATGGCCCCCGTAGAAAAATCATACAAGCCTTTAGAGGGGTGGGTAAGAGTTGGATTACATCTACCTATGTTGTATGGAAACTACGGATGAATCCACAATTAAAGTTTCTTGTTGTCTCTGCAAGTAAGGATAGAGCAGATAACTTCTCTACTTTCACTATGAGATTGATTAATGAGATGCCTGTACTTGCTCCACTACGACCAGATGACTCTCAAAGAAACAGTAAGATCAGTTTTGATGTTGGCCCTGCACATGCTGACCACGCACCTTCAGTAAAGTCTCAGGGTGTTCTGGGACAGATGGCTGGTAGTAGAGCAGATGAGGTTATAGCAGATGACGTAGAAGTACCAAATAACAGCTTTACTCAACCGATGAGAGACAAGTTAAGTGAAGCTGTAAAAGAATTTGATGCAATCCTCAAACCAAACGGTAAGATTACTTTTCTTGGTACACCACAGACAGAACAATCTTTATATCTGACACTGGAAGAACGTGGATATACAACCCGTATATGGACTGCACGTTATCCAGACCTTAAAAATAACTATGGAGACAGATTAGCTCCTAAGTTGGCTCAGAGGCTATCAGAAGAGCTTGTAAAGCCTAAAGATCCTGTTGACCCTGATAGGTTTTCTTCAATAGATCTGATGGAACGAGAGGCTTCTTATGGTCGTTCTGGGTTCTCTTTACAGTTTATGCTTGATACAAGCTTATCTGACCAGGATAGATACCCTCTAAAATTATCAGACCTTATCATCAGCAGTGTTAATCCTGATCATGCACCAGAAAAGGTTATATGGTCTTCTTCACCAGAATATGTAATCAAAGAATTACCCTGTGTAGGGTTTAATGGTGATCATTTCTACAGGCCAGCCCAACAATTTGGTGATTGGATTGAATATACAGGCTCTGTTATGTTCGTAGACCCCTCTGGGAAGGGTCGTGATGCCACTGGTTACGCTGTTGTGAAGATGCTTAATGGAAACCTATACGTTCCTGATGCAGGGGGTCTTAACGGTGGTTACAGTGACGCTGTTTTAACAACACTATCCAAGATAGCCAAGACTAATAAAGTAAATACAATCCTCGTAGAATCCAATATGGGTGGTGGTATGTTCGCAGAACTATTAAAACCCTTCCTTATGCGGTACCATCCCTGCGAAGTAAAAGACGTTAGAAACAATAAAACTAAAGAATTACGCATAATAGATACCCTGGAACCTGTAATGAACTCTCACAGACTGATAATAGACCGTAAGGTAGTGGAAAAAGACTATAGATCTAACCCCAACGAAGCACCAGAAAGAAAATTAAAGCTTCAACTTTTCTATCAGATGTCTCGTATAACAAGACATAGAGGTTCTCTTGTACACGATGACATACTTGATGCTCTATCAGGTGCTGTTGCCTACTGGACTGAGTACATGAATCAGGATGAAGACCGTAATATAAGATCCCGTAAAGATGAATTACTAAGAGTTCACCTCGATAACTGGGGTTCTCTTATGAATAATTCCATTACTCAGACAGCTATGGGTATGACTCCTTCTCAAATAAGTAATTCTAATGATAATACCGATGGCTTTATAAGTAATTCTTATTAAAGCCCACTTGTAGATAGATCATGGGGGGGGACTATAGGGGGGGGTCGCTAAGTTCCATCCATAGACTTATCATAGCTATATTATAAATCGACCATAGATTTGACCTTCATCAGCATCTTCTTTATAATTTAACCATAGGTTCTCTCCCCAATAGTTCCTATAAAAGACCCTTGTAGTTTCCTTCTGGGTGGTCCTACATAGGGTCTTACAAAAGTTTTTTGACACAAAAATTTGAAGGGTTTACGCATATATACAAATCTAAGATTTACCCCATATATAAGACTTTTTGCAGATATTTAAGCTATAACTACAGTTTTTTATATGTAGTACTGTCATAGAGACAGCACTGCAAGTTAACTTATAGCTGGGATCTCAGGGTTTTTATAGTGTTTTGGACTCTATTTGACCAATAATTGGACCAGGGGAGGGGATATATAGGGTCTATTGTTACAAAGTGTTAAGATATTTATGTTTTGATTTTATCGATAGCGAACTTATATTAATAATGCAATCAGTACTAGACTTTTATAATCCTAGTACAAAACCCAGATAATGAACTTATTGAAATTCAGTAAGGGAAATAAAAAGCTATCTAAGGATACTTTAATTTTTTCTTTACCAGCTGGTAAAACCTGTCCAGGTGCTAGCTTATGTCACTCTTTTGTTTCTATTAATAAAGATAATAAAAGAGTTATACAGGATGGTAATAACACTGAGTTTAGATGTTATGCCGCGTCACAAGAAGTTATGTATACGGCTTTATATCAAAAGCGTAAATATAACTTAGATCTTTTAGTTGATGCTTTAAATAATTTTGATGCTGTTGATTTAATTAATAAATCATTAAATAAGTATCTTACAAAAAGCATTAAAAAAGTAAGGATACATGACTCAGGGGATTTTTTCTCAGGAGAATATCTTAGGGCCTGGTTAGCAGTAGCTAAACTTAACCCTAGTATTCAGTTTTATTGCTATTCAAAAAGTCTTAACCTTTTTGGAACTAATGTATCTATACCAGATAATTTTTACTTAACTGCTTCTATGGGCGGTAAGTATGACTATCTAATACATAAGGGATATTTTAAAAGATATGCAATTGTAGTTAATTCAGTTATTGAAGCTGAAACACTAGGCATATTGCATAGAAATAAACCTTATGAGATAGATAAGGATGATAGTAGATGCTTAAAAAATGAACCATTCGCTTTATTGCTACATGGTACGCAACCAAAAGGAAGTAAAGCAAGTAAAGCTTTACAAGCTATCAAAAAGACTAAGGTTAAAGCTTAAACGATCTCTTAAAGCGTCCAGTTATGGACGTTTTAAAAGGTTTTTTAATAAACCTTATTATCCCAGTTATTTTTTTTAAAATCTATGGACACTGTTTTAACTCTTGTCGGTGCTTATGGTCGAGACTATACGACTAAGAAAGCAATTATTAACGATATAAAAGCTAATAAAGACTTTCAAGTTATGCCAACTAGTTCTTATATCAATTTACAAGATATAAAAACTTCAAACATTAAAGAAGTAAGAGTTAGGTATAAAAGATTAATGAACTTAGCTTATATAAATATTGCTAGAGATCTTTAATTATTATGTCTAACAAAAGTAACCATGAAGCACAATTAAAAGCTGCTAAAAGAGCGGAGATAGAGCGGATATGGTTCGCCCAGGAAGCAACTAATAAGGAATTATTAGAGGCTTATAAAGCTCTAGATATTAAGGAGAATAAAGAGCCTAGTTAACTCTAGGCTTTTATTTCTTTTTATTTTTTTTTAAATGTTAGTTGCCTAATATCCTTGGCAAAACTTTTAATGGACCTATTAAGAATTTTTTTATTTGAATTTTTAACAGGTTCTTTACGAGCCTTAAACCCAGATGTTTTTTATTATGGAACTTATTAAAAACCAAGAGTTTCCTTTGTCAATTTTAAAAGGAGCTTTAATAACCTCGCCTGTATCAGGAGAGGGGAGATACATAAAAGATATATGTGTCGATATAGAAGACCACGAAATAATTATTGTTGATGATGATGGCAATGGTTTATCTTGGGATTCATTAAAAGATTGGTCTATCCAATTCCAGGGGGGTAGATAGATGAAACTTAAACTTGATTTGCCTATTGATAGATGGAATTTTGTTCTACAAAAGTTAGAACCACATAAAAAAGATAGTGAAACTATTACTCTTTTTTGCAATGCTATTGAATCCTTATCTTTTGAGGAGTCATGGCCACAAAAAATTTTTCAGTGCTTAACTTCAAATGGTAAAAGTCCATTAAAGTTTCCATCTACAACAGAATTAAAAGATTGTCTAATGGGTGATTCAATCATAAAACAAACAGAAATGAAAAAAATTAAATGGGGTAGTCTTGAAAAAGATTACTATAAATTTTTATTAGATAATTTTAGTTTGGAGAAAAAATAATGAGTGATTATCCATACAACCTTACAGCAATAGCTACTCATTTAAGGGAGCTTGCAAAGTCTATTGCTAAGAAGCTAGACATAAGTGAACAGGATGCCTGGGATCTTTGTATTGAAAAACTTGAATCTAAATACCTACACATGACAAGGGAGGATAATAATGATTCAATGTCCTAACTGCAACAGCGACAATACTATTGTCTTACATACAAGAGAAAGGGAAGCTGCATATCTTTGGAGGTCTAGAACCTGTAAGGAATGTGGTAAGAACTTTAGTACAAGAGAGTACAGCTTGGAAGAACTTGCCAAGCTGATTGATGAAGGTAAGGAATCTCTTGATATTATGCGTGGTCACTGCGATGAATTACTGAATGATTTAAAAGGACTTATCTCTCAATACTCAAATGACAAAGCAAACTGATTTAGAAGATCGGATGTGGAGTCGTGGTTTTGACAGACGGCAACGCAACATTAACAACAACTTAGCCAAGGGTAGAGAATCAGAAACAGATTATGCAAGGAGCATGATTAAAGCTGGTCTTCTACCTTTTGTTGAAGCAATACAACAGTTCCTTGACAGGGCTTGGAGAGGTACACCAGGGGTAAAAGCTACAGCAGCAATAAAACTACATGAATTTAAAGATGTAGATGTTATAGCTTTTATTACTTTCAAAGGTGTTATTGACGGTGCTTCTCAAAACAAAACAGCTACACAGACAGCATTACAGGTAGGACATATGCTGGAGGATGAGCAAAGGTTTACTTTATTTGAACAGCAAGATAAAAAACATTTTACAAACGTCAAGAAACATATATCAGATACCAATCATCAGAGATATAGACGCAATATGATGATGGGTCACATGAGAAACAGAGGTTTTGTTTTTAAATCGTGGTCAAAGGAGGACAAACTTAAGGTTGGTTTAAAGCTTATAGATATAATGATTAGTGCTGTTGGGATGGTTAAACTTTCTACTGTCAGATCAGGTAAACAAACAAAAACATATGTTGAATTTACGCAAGGCACTATGGATTGGATTAAACGACAACGCAAAAATAGATTAGCTTGTTATCCATTGTATGAACCATGCGTAGAGCAGCCGATTGATTGGACTAGCACCACTGAAGGTGGTTTTCATACAAAAAGACTAAGACATATCAAGGCAATCAAATCAAAAGACCTTACTTACCATGAAGAAGTAACAAAAAGAGAACCAACAGCACTTTATACAGCACTGAATTGTCTTCAACAAACAAAGTGGGAGATAAATACAACTGTTCTAGATATTGCTCAAAGCTGTTGGGATAGAGGTATAGAAGTAGGTTGTCTGATAGATGCTGAACCACTGCCACAAACTCCAAAGCCATATGATATTGATACTAATGAAGACTCAAGATCTTGGTGGAGAAGAGAAGAAGTATTACGACATGATCAAAATGCACATGATCGTATGAAAAGGTATCAATGTATTATGTTACTTGATACTGCTACCAAGTTTGCAGAAGAACCCTTTTGGCACGTTACACAGGCAGATTTTACAGGCAGAATTTATTATGTATCAGGTATTTTCAACCCACAGGGTAATGATTTAGCAAGGTCTTTACATAGATTTGCCGAAGGTGCAGCAATAACAGATGAGAAAGCAAAGAATTGGTTAGGTATAGCAGGTGCTAACTCATGGGGTATGAGTAAATACAGTTATGAAGAACGTATTGAATGGTCTAAGACAGAAGGAGAAGCTTTAGCCAGACAGATAGCAAGCAATCCAGAATCTTATATCAGTATATGGAGTAAGGCAGAAGAACCTTGGCAGTTTCTTGCCTGGTGTCTGGACTTTAACGAGCTATTGGAACAGGGGTATGGCTATGTAAGCAAGCATCCTGTATTACTTGACGGTACAAATAATGGCTTTCAACATTTTGCAGCCATGTCTCTTGATGATAATCTTGCAGCAAAAGTAAATCTTAAAAACTATGATCAGGTGAAGGACTTGTATGAAGACGTTAAAGATCAGGTAATAAAAGAGCTTCGTGATCTGAGTGATGAACAATGCCTAGCTGAAGATTGGTATAAACATCACAAATTAATTACAAGAAAAATGATAAAAAAACCTGTGATGATGATACCGTACAGTGGTAAGACCTTTGGTATTGCAAGTGCTGTTAAAGATTACTTTGTAAGCAGTGATGAGGAGTTGTCTTGGGATAAAGACTGCTTTTTACATAATCATTATCTTGCAAAAATTATAGAGAAAAGTGTAAATAATATCAGCCCTAAATGTATAACAGTAATGAAATATTTAACAGACGTTGCAAGATGTTTTGGTCAAGAAGATAAAAATATATCTTGGATTACACCATCTAATTTTTATGTTAAACAGCAATATTACAACTTTAATATGAAAAGAATACGCACGAAACTGCATACCAGTACTGTAAAGTTGTCACTTCTTACTGATACAAAGGAAGTTGATAAAAGAAAATCTACTCAGAGTTTTGCTGCAAACTTCGTTCATAGTTTAGATGCTGCTAATGTACATTTAGCATTAACAAAAAGTAAGGCTAGTGGTCTAAATCAATTCTGTACAATACACGATTGTTTTGGTTCACCTGCTGCACATATAGAAGAATTTATAAGTTATGTAAAAGAGAGTTTTGTTGATATGTATAGCAAAAATTTATTAGATGATTTATATCAGCAAGCAGTAAAACAATTAGAAGATTCAAGCAAGTTACCCATACCACCAGACATAGGGGATTTTGATGTATGTGAAGTTTTATTAGCACCATATGTGTTTAGTTAAACAAAAGCGTGACAAGTAATTTATCTGCGATACCATCAGTGATACATCCAATATGGATGCAAATAAAAGAAAACTCTAACCGAAATTTCCAAATGATTAAATCAGAAATTATCAACATCACAACACCAGTATGCCTATTTCAATTTGCATGGCTGGTAGAACCCGACACAAAGTTTGATAAGTCAGGTATTTGGCAGGTCGAATGTCTTATAGATCCAGAAAAATCACAAGATGTAAGTGATCAATTAGATGGACTTCTTGAAAGATGGAAGACTCAATTAAAAGCTGCTGATCCTAACAAAAAATACAAACTTGCACCATTACCTTTTGGTTATGAGGATATTGATGGCAAACCATATTTTAGAATCAAAACCAAGATGAAAGGTGGAGGAGTAAGGGCTGATGGTACACAGTGGAAACAAAGACCACCTGTTTTATTTAATGCTGATGGTTCTCCTATGTCAGAAGATCAGAAGGAGAAGGTAAACAAGTGTGGTCCTGGTACAACTGGTCAGGTCAATATGCGTTGCAGTGGGTGGGAAAATCCTAGTTTTGGTGTTGGTATAAAGATCCAACCAGAAGCTGTCATCATCCACAACCATGTCGAATATACAAAAACCGCACAGGGCTATGGCTTTGAAACAGAAGAAGCAACCATCGAAGAAGAAAAGCCCAAAGCGAAAGCAGGGTTTGAAACAGTCGGAGCAGACGAATTTTAGAAGTAAGTTTGAAGCTGCAATAGCAGCTACATTACAAGCAAATAAAGTTCCCTATACCT